AGAAGTTGGGCGTTGAACTCAAGCCCGATATGTCCACCGAGGACTTGGCGAAGGTGCAGATTGCCCAGATGGAGCATGAGGAGGAACTGCTCAAGTTGCGGCTGGAGGAGGATAAACTCGACCTCGCTGAACTTGAGATGCGCCTTAAGGACACCAACGATGCGCGGGTGCGTGAGACGCAGATTGCGACCTCCGACAAGGCACCGCTGCTCAACAAGGTCATCACGCCGATACTGGCGCTCGGGCTGCTTGGCATCACCTTCACGCTCTTTGGCATCGTGTTGTTCCAAGCGAGTCCCATCGACCCGAGCCGCAAGGACATCCTCATTTACATCTTGGGCGTGCTGTCGGCGGTCGCCACGCAAGTCGTCTCGTACTACTTCGGCAGCAGCGTCGGCAGTAAGGAAAAGACCGACGCCATGAAGGAGGCGCTGAAATGAGCCTTGTCGCAGAACAGGCGGCGTTCCTGTTGGATGTAGCCAAACTCATCAACAAGGCGACGGAGTTGGGCTTTGTGGTGACGGGCGGTGAACTCGCCCGTACTCCCGAGCAGCAAGCCATCTATGTCAAGACTGGTCGCTCCAAGACGATGAACAGCATCCACCTCAAGCGGTGCGCCATCGACCTCAACTTTTTCGTGAACGGCAAACTCTGCTACGACATCCCGACGCTGAAGCCGGTTGGCGAGTATTGGGAATCGCTCAATCCGAAGAACTCATGGGGTGGGCATTGGAAGTCGTTTAAGGATGTGCCGCACTTCGAGCGTAGGGTGTGATGGCGAGGAAGGAATCGAACCTTCATTCACGGAGTCAAAGTCCGTTGTCCGACCTTTAGACGACTCGCCAGTCGTTTACCAAGTATCGCGCCAGCCTCGGCTACAGGCCCAATTGGGCGGGGGGACGCGGCTCCATTCGTATCGTCGCCGTGCCTCTATGTTGCGGAACCAGTCGATGACCCATCTGACCATAGTGCCTCCACCGAGTAAGACTGTGACGGGGACTTCCAATCTCGCGGCGGTTCGCCCGACAAGTGGCTTTCGTCGACCCAATGCAACTTGTTATTCGGGTACGCGATGAGCGGCCCAGACTCCAGCCGGATGATGTGGTGGTCTTTGCTCTGGTCGCTGACCTCCGACCACCCCCCGTTGTGCCAGAAGATGGAGAACAGGTAGACCCCCGGTCGCCATACCCCGTCCCGGCCACGCGCGCGGACACGGTGACCCCGCAGGAACTCCATCTCCCTGACCTCGGCGTGGCGGCTGAAGGAGTCCCACCAGCAGACGAGTTCTAAAGCCATTGGAGGGCATGGGCGGCTGACAAGGGCATGGATAGGCACCCGCGCCCATTGGCCCCCAGAAGCCGTCATAACGCTAAACATGGGTACTCGGGCGGGTTCTGCGCGGAACCCGAAGATGGTGCAGGGGGTAAACTGTCCTGCGCCCGTCTGGTGGTCGTATAGGAATTCGTTGCGGATGTGCGCCGGGGTGTAGGGCGTGTCTACCATGAAGGTCACAGTAGTCCCTCCTTACCGAGTTGGGCGATGGTACGGGCGACCCCCTCAAGGTGCATCAGGCGTACATAATCCCGTTCAAGGTCGAGGTAATTCCTGCGGTCTACGGTGTCATGGCATGACGAACACGCCCACGCTCCAAGCAAATCGTTTGCCTTGACAGACATCCCGCTAATGCCAGCCATGCGGATGTGAGCCAAAACCACCGTCTCGCTGTTGAAGTTGCAGACGCCGGGGATACGCACCATGCAGCCCCGGCCCTTCGCCTCTTTCCGCAGGTCAGTCATAAACAGGCTCCGGTATGGTGATGCCCATCTCCAGACACTTCGTCTCCAAGAACAGCAGGTAGTCGCTGAACTCTTCCTTGTTAAGCGTCGAGGAACGACGCAGCGGTCGTAGCCGCTTCCTGCCAAAGCCCTCCAGCGTCTGCCAACCTCCCCATTCTCCGACCATGTACTCGTGAATATCGTCCCGCGTCCATCCGCGCAGAGCCTCACCACCGCCCTCAATGATGGACGGGTACACCACGCCCCACAGAAACTTGTTCTGCTGATTGGTGCGCGGCTTCTTCCACTCCGTAACCTCGACCGCCCAAGTCTTGAGCGGGTCAAGGCCAGACACCATCCGCGCGACGACAGATGCCATCGCCTCGGGTCTGGTGCCTTTCGGAAAAATGCGCTTCATCGCTCGGATGCCCTCACGCGCGCGGCCCATTGCTTCCATTCGTGGGCGTATTCGACATTCTGCCACTCGTCAAACCACGGCCCGCCCTCGGTGAAGTGTACGCAGGTCGGGTCGGGAACCTGCGCTCGGGTGTGCCAGCCCTCAAGGTAGTTGAAGGTCGTCGGCAGTTCACCAATATGCTTGTCGCCCGCCCACATGAAGCGGTGCAGGTACATCCCGCTTTCGCCGTTGACGATTTCCGGGGTCAGCCCGTGCGTCATCGGGTGGTCGCAGTTGAAATACATGAACGATGACCAGTTCTTGCGCGGGTACTGACGCTGCGCCTGACCGTCCATTTTGGTGAGCGCGGTCGGCTTGTAATCATGTTTGACGACCCACACGGCGACATCAGGGTTGGTGTAGTCAAGAAGCGGCTTCAAGTCCTTACGGACGAGGAAGTCGCAGTCCATGAACAGCGCCCGCCCCTTGAAGTTCATCAGGGTGGGGACAAGGAAGCGCGAGAACGAGAACTCCGTGGATGAGAACGGGTCGGGGGCGCGCCAGTACAGCCCCCTCTCCCGCAGGTCATCCAGTCGGAGCGCATACACCTCGGCGTCCGTGTGCGCCAGAATCGACGCACGGCAGACCTCGTAGGCGATGTCCTCGCGGCTGTCATAGCCGATGAAGATTTTGAGTTTCAAAACGGCAAATCCTCATCGTCTTTGAATTGCTCGGGATTCTTCTCTGCCATCGTCTTGGGGCGCGGGGCCTGCTTTGGCTCAAACTTCAGCGACATGAACGCATCGCCCGTCTTTTGGCTGCGCTTTATCCACGCGCTGATGTTGAGGTCGATGTTGTCGATGACCGCCGAGCCGCGATAGTCGGGAGCCTTCTCGTTGCCGCGCTTGTCGTTCTTGAACAGAACGCCACGGTTGTTGTTGTCGTACTGCTTATTCACAGGGTCACCTTTTCCAGTTTGTTAAGTTTGTCGTCCAACTCTCGCAGGAAGGCGGTCACCTCCTGCTCAAGCATCTTGATGTATCCATCGTCACGCGGGACGCGCACGATTAGCAGTTGCAAACGCTCGGGCAGGCGCGGGTCGTAGGACACGAAGTCGCACCACGGCTTACCGGCACACGCCATCTGCCATTGCATTTGCGTCACATACTTTTGCGGTGGCTTGCCGTCGAAGATGTATTCGAGGTGGGTCGCGGTGTTCGGGCATTTGATTTCCACCAGCCCATCCTCGGCCAACCCGTCAGGGCTGGCACCGGACATCGCAACGGTCGGGTGGTCAATGAAGCCGACATCCTCGACCAGTATCCCGGTCTTGGCGGCGTAAGCGGCTTTGGCGTTCGGCTCCTGCTCCGTCCCCCACTCCATCGCCGGATTGGTAAATGAGGATGCCCTTTGGCCGGTCAGCCGCTCCACAACGAGGTCAGCCATGTAGTTTGCGCGACCTGCGCCATAGCCGGTCTTGGTCTTGGCGATGACATCAGCCACGCGGCTGGCCGTGACCTTGCCGAGCCGTGCGGCAAACCAGTCGTCTGTACGCTGTTCCATCATATTTTTAATACCTTTTCAATAAATGATACTGTCAATGGGACTTGTCCATCCGGCAATTCTTCGTACAAATCACAACGGTCATATGCGCTCACGGGTTGTTGCTTTGCTTTTATGTATGGCGGCCAAGCAAACGCGCAAAATCCTTCGTCGTCTTTTTTCTCAACATAAAAAATGCAACTTCCGCAACACCGTTCCCCTTGATGTTTGCTCATGTCGTACCCCCGTTGCCCAACTCCTTTTTGCGTGCGCTGAACGCTTCCATGTGCGTTGCGCGGATGGCGGGGTCAAGAGACTTGAACAAGGCGAGAAGCGCAGCAGCGTCAGCCGCCGCCGCAATCTGCGCCAGCACCTCGGGGTTGGGTTCGGCCTTTTCAGCCTCGGGCAAATCCTCGCCCGCGTAGATGTAGAGGCCGAGGCCGTGCATCGCAATCGCCTTCGCCAAGCACCGCATGATGGCGGTGTTGACCGCGAACGCATCGGGGTCAACGATGGCCTTGTTCCTGTTGTCCATCACCGGGAGGATGCAGGTCTTGATGTCGCCCTTGATTTCAACGGACACCTTGACCATCGCCGTGCCGTTGCGGAGGTACATGACGGGGCTGTTGTCCCACTCGTGCGCCGTCCAGCGCGCAGCGGGGTCAACTTTTAGCACCTCGGCCCACGCCCATGCCCATGACAGGTAGGTGAGGTTGCCCTTGCGCTCGGTGTGGCCGTTGACATTGATTTTCAGAAGTTCCGACATTTCTTGCTCTCCTCAATCATCTGTTTGAGTTCCCGCCGCAGTTCGTTGTGGCGGTCAATGTCTGCCTGTGTCCAAGTGAGGATTACAGGCTCGGTGTAGTACCGCTCCTCCTCGTTCTCCTGCTGCTGCCTCCAGTCAGCCACGGCGCACCTCCTCTTCCAGAGTGCAGGCACCGTCGCAGGGCGCGACGATGGCGGTAAGGACAAAGATGACGAAAAGCATTGTCAGCAGGATGATGGCGCGCTTGGTGTCGTCACTCATGGCCTATCCCCATTTTGACCAAGGCGTGCGCCAGAGCCTGCTCGGCGCGGGCGTAGTCCTCGGCCTTCCCCGCGAGCCGCCAGAATTCAAACGCTTTCGGCGTGTCGTCAGCGACTTCCTGCGCCAGCGCGCAGTCGTCGGGGTGGTGGGTGTCAAGCATTCGCTGCCACGCGGCTTTGAGACGCTCGTCGGTGATGGCGCGGCCAGCGACCGCAAGTGCAATCCACGGACTCATGGTCAGCCCTCCCGATTCGCGCGGTAGTCATCGCGCTCGTCGCGCAACGAGTGCCAAGCCTTCTCGTCCGCTTCCTCAAGGATGCGGTCATCGGCAAGCGTGATGGGCGTGGGCAGCGTGAACCACGCGCCCGAGTCGGTTTCCAACGCAATCAGCATTACGCTGTCAATGTCGATGCCGTTGCGGGTGACATCGCAGTTGGCTCGGCACATGGCGGGGACGCCGCCGAGGGTGGTCTTAAATTGAAACGAGGTTCGCATTTCTGTTGCTCCTGTGTGTGGAAGGTGTGTGGTCAGGCCGCGATGTCGGAGACAGCCCGTGCGCGAATCAGCGCACCAACAAGGTCATCAGCAAACTTGCGTTGCGAAGGCAGCGCAGACTTGCAATCGTCAACTTTGCGCTCCTCGGCAAAGGCGAAGGACTGCAAAACTTCCAACTGCTTTGCGGTGAGGGTAACGGTGAAGAGAGTTTCCATTGTCATTGCTCCTGTCTGTGGAAGGGGCGGGGTTGGCAGTCCCCCGCCGAGGTGGGTTACAGGCTGTTGAGCAGTTGACGAGCCGCAGCGATGTTCGGCGGGTCAGCAAGCACCATGCCGACATCTTTGCTGCGTTGGTCTTGGGCATCCACGAACCCCTGCAACGCAGCCCGCAGCGCGGGAGCGGCGTTGGCGAGGCGATACTCGGCTTCGATTTCTCGCGGGTTGGCGGCGAGAAGGTTGTCGAGGGTGTCGATGCGGCCCGTGATGGCGATGTGCTTGAACATTTGTGTTTCTCCTATCTGTGGAAGTGGCGGGGTTGGCAGTCCCCCGCCGGGGTTGTTAAAAGTTGAAGTCGAAGTATTTGACGGGCTTATCGGACAACTGATAGCGGTTGCCGTGCGCGTCCTTCCACCCGTACTTACCGCGACGAATGCGAAACACATTCGCGGACTCGTCGGAAGTAATGACCCACTTTTGCGAATTTTGGTTGACGACCGTGCCGCAAAATCCGCCGGGGACGAATTCCCGCTTCCAGTCTTTGCTGATTTCGGCGTTCATCGCGCGAATCTCAATCGTTTTGTCGCTGATGTGGCGCACGATTTCAAAAGGGTTCGCGTCGCTGTATCCGTAGTGGTTAGCGAAGTTCAGTTGCTTTTCCATCGTCATCTCTCCTATCTGTGGCAGCCAGTCGTTCTGTGACTGTGGAGATAGCATAGCCCCCTTCGTTAACCCCTGTCAACACCCCCTTGCAATTATTTTCACCACCGTTAACCTCCTTTGTATGGACATCCAGACAGCCCTCGCCGTGACAGGCTCCAAAGCCGCCCTCGCCCGCCGCCTCGGTGTCAGCCGCCCTGCCGTCAGCAGGTGGGTCAAATCAGGGCGATTGCCCATCCAACGGGTCTGGCAATGGAAGGCTCTGGAAGCCTCCGCTGCGCCCTTTACGGCGGCTCTGGAGCCGACCCCCCTGCCTACCCCTGCCCTGCACCACGAACCGCTATAAGCGGTTTCCGCAGACCCCCAAAACGACAAACCCCCGCACTTGGCGGGGGCTTGACGAGCCGGGGGGGACGGCATAACCTCTGAATTGCATGGCGAGGTGCAGGAAGATTAACCCCGGGGGATGGGGTTGTCAACCGACCTCCCGCTCGGGACTTCTGGTCGGGGAAACTACGCGCAGACAGTCCTTAAACCCACACCGGGGCAGCCAGCCTGTGGGTGCGCGGCGTTAGTCGGGAAGCGCAAATGGCACTTGAGGGGACGAACCTCAAGCAAAAGTTGCCGACAGCGGATGGCTCCGTCAGTCATCTTCCGCACGACTCGCTTTAGGCGGTTTCCGTCTAAACCGTGCGGAATCACCATCAGTCATCTGGCTTTTAGAGACTCTCATAGACCTCCTTGACCATCGAAAATCCTTGAATCCAAGAAGGCCAAACTAAAAGTGTTGCATTAACCTCCGTGAACAGATACCCTCCCTGTGTCCTCAACCTACGGAGACTGACATGAAGAAGTTGACGCTGTTGATTGCCTTCGCGCTCACCGCATCGTCGGCTCACGCCGCGACCATCTTTCTGAAGCGCGAGTATGTGACCGGCACGACCCGGCAATGCGTCTACGACTACTACGGCAGCGATTATGTTGTGACCATCCAGTCGTACGAACTTTGCAAGTTGTCCATCACCATCTGACCGACGCAAAACCACAGAGAGGTTTTCATGAACGAACTCGACCAACAAGCATGGGAGCGGTGGGTCGCCTACCGTAAGGCTATCCGCAAGCCCATCAAGGAAGCCTCCGAACACGCGATGAAACTTAAACTCGCGCGGTTCGGTGCTGACCAAGATGCCGTGGTAGAGCAGTCCATCGCTAATCAGTATCAGGGGCTGTTCGAACTTAAGGACAAGAAGAAGCCCGACCGCCCGACCAAGACCCCGGAACAGAAAGCCGCCGATGACGCGTTTTTTGTGCAGGCGCAGGAGCGTGCCGCGAGGGCGTGGGACAAACTGGAACCGTCGCCGCTCAACCGCCTCAAACTCTGCGACGCGCTGTGGTCGCGGTACGCCTTCATGGAGGATGGCGAGGAGGCACGCGAGAAGATGGACTGGCTGCGCGGTGTCGTGGCTCTGCACCTGCGTGAGGCCGAGCCAGCCGAGGTGCTTGCCGACCCCCACCTCAAAACGATGGTGTTCTGTCTGTTTGGCCCGCGCGGCATCTCGCGCTTGAAGGAGAGGGAAACGAAGCCGTGACGCGCACCTGCAAGCAATGCAACCAAAAGTTTGCGGGCGCGTCGAGCATCCTCCAGCATCGGCTTGGCGCGTGCGGCGGCGAGGAACTGCTGAAGTCGCGCGGGTGGGTCAAAACAAAGGCGGGGTGGATGTCGCCGCAACGCGCAGCGCACGACAAACGCCGTGCAGTTTGAAAGGCTGATGAAAAACAGGGACGCGCCGCACATCGACTACGGCGCGTTTCTCGGGCTGCTGCCGAACAACCCGAAAGCCTGTCCCTGTAACATCGACGGCATCGTAGAGCGCAAGGGCAAGTTCCTCGTCCTTGAGTGGAAGCGCGAGAACGAGTCGATGTCTGAGGGGCTGCGCCGCACCTTGCAGGCACTTGCCGCCACGCCGAACTTCCAAGTGTGGGTCGTGCGTGGCGATACGGATGACGGCTTGCGGATTGCGCGGTTTTTCTTCGTGCCGCCGCAGGGTAAACCGATGCTGCTCGGGGAGGGCGTGGACGAGTTCGTGCGCGCTTACCGGCTGTGGTATGAATGGGCTGACGGGTCGTTCTGATGCGCTATCTATATGTGCAACCGCTCCGCAACTATTTGCCGCTTCGGGACATTCCCGGCAGTTCCGAGTTTGCCCTTGCGGAGCAGTTTTTCAGCATTCAAGGCGAGGGGCATTGGACTGGCACTCCCGCGTGGTTTATCAGGTTGCAAGGTTGCTCGGTTGGATGCCCGTGGTGCGACAGCAAAGAAACATGGGAGCAGAGCCAAAACAAAACGGCTTTAGCCGACATTGTGCGCGGATTGCCATATGACGCTCGCCATGTCGTAATTACGGGCGGCGAACCGTTTGAGCAGGACATACGCAGATTGCTGCACTCGCTGCACCTTGAAGGGCGTAGGGTGCAGATAGAAACTAGCGGGTGTTTCGATGTTTACGGCCCCGGCTGGATAACAGTCAGTCCCAAGTTTTTTAAACCGCTGTCGCTTCAAGCGTTGCGAGCCGCGTGCGAAATCAAACAAGTGGTGGCTTCGAAAGCCGATATTGACCGTTTACTGGCTGAAGTCATCCCGCACATCGGCCAATGGACACCTGTTTATTTGCAGCCAGTCAGCAACGGTGACCGCGCTACAAAACTTTGCATTGATGCCTGCAAAAAATACGGGTTTTCGCTGTCGATGCAAATGCACAAATTGATAGGTGTCAGATGATTCATTATCACGGGTTGCCCATGTCGAATACGCACGACATGATTAGGGCATTTGCTACAAAACACGCGATGGTCAGTTTTGAACACCCCGAGCAGATGGAGATTGCTGCGGAAGTTTGTCAATCGGTGGTGTTGGATAACGGCGCGTTTTCTGCATGGAAATCTGGCGCAGAATATGACTTTGACGGATTCGCAGCGTGGGCAGCAAAGTGGGTCAAACATCCCGCTGTTGATTGGTGCATCATCCCCGACAAGATTGACGGGTCAGAGGCTGAAAATGATGCGTTGCTGAAGGGTTGGGGATTGCCTGTATCGGTATCAGTTCCGGTCTGGCATATGCATGAGTCGTTCGACCGATTAGAAAGATTGCTTGAGTACCCACGGATTGCGTTAGGCTCGTCAGGCGCGTTCGCAACGGTCGGAAATCAACGATGGTGGGCGCGAATGGCAGACGCTATGCAAATCATCTGTGACGATGATGGGATGCCGAGAAGCAAACTGCATGGATTGCGGATGTTGAACCCAACGACATTCAGCAAACTTCCTTTGTCGAGCGCGGATTCGTGCAATGTCGCTCGTAATGTTGGAATCGACAAAAAGTGGGACGGCCCATATTCGCCCGCATCAAGAACGGCCCGCGCAATAATCTTGATGGAACGCATCGAAAAACACGCAAGCGCATATCGGTGGGACAAAAACGCTGCGACAATGTTTGAAAATCTAGAACTTTTTGGATGAAAAATGCGTTACGCCGCGCGCCGTGACGCGAACGATGCCGCCATCACCGAGGCCGTCAGGGCGGCGGGGTTCACGGTGTACGATTTGGGGCAAGCAGGGCAGGGCGTGCCGGACAAACTGGTCACGGCCCCTGGCTTCGCGGCGTTCCTCGAAATCAAAACCCCGAAGGGCAAGATGCGGAAGGGGCAAGAACGCTTCCAGATGGCGTTTGAGCCGCTTGGCCAATGGTATCTGGCCCGTGACCCTGCCGAAACGGTCGCGTGGCTTCAGGCGCGGCTGACGACGACCCAGAAGCCCTGACCCATCATCTGATGGTGCTGTAGATGGTGGATGTTCAACCGCTCGCAGAACCGGGGGAGCCACCACCGGGCAGGCTCTTGGATTAGGTGGGCGTTGCGACCGTCGCTTAACACCTTGACCGCCGCCCCCGTGTGGACGGACAGGAAGCCGATACGCGGCATGATACGGGCAAGGTCATCCAGCACCGCGTCGAGCCGGTCGGGTTCGATGTGTTCAAGGACATCGATACAGCAGACCATATCAGCCTCCGTGGGAGGCCCGTAGTCGGGAAAGGCCGGGTCGTAGGGGTGGTAGTCGAACTCCAGCCCTGCGGCCTTTAATGCGGTCTGGAGGTGCTTCTTGCCCGCCCCGTAGTCCGAAATCGACCGGACCGAGTTATCCACAGCCAGTTTGGCGACGAGGGGGGCAAAGGCAATGGAGGCCACCCCGTAATTAGGATTTGTGTGCAGGGCGACCTGCTGCGCCCGATAGGCTTCGGATATGGTGTCCATGCCCCAAGTTTACCCCGGCTAAAAAAAAGTTGGGGGAGGGGGTTGACGGGTAGGGCGGTATGCCCTATTATCCCCCCATACCAACACGGTGTTGGTATCCACAGATAGGAGATACGACCATGACCATCAAGTGCTGCTTCGACAAGGTTGACCACCACAGCAAGTACGCCGTCGGCGGCGGTGTGTACCTGCAATGCTCGCGCGTTGCGACCCGTGACGGTTTCTGCCACCAGCATCACCCCGAAGCCGTCGCCAAGCGCGAGGAGGAGCAGCAGGAACGCCGTCGTCGCCGTGACCGCCGTGAAGCCTTCATCGCGGCCCGTAGAGCCGCAGAGCGCGCGGCGAAATGGTCGCGCGTTTAACCGACACCGCCTTCCACAGACAGGAGTATGCACATGGACAACATCACCAGACTCGAAGCCGAACTTGTCGCAGCGGACGAGGCCGAGGCTGCGGCATGGAACCACATGGACAAGTGCTGCAAGGTGGTCAAGGCCAACATCGTGGAGGCTATCAACGCGCATGAGGCGGCTTACCAGCGGCTGCTCAAGGCGAAGGACGCTGTGGCTGCTGCCAAAAACACAAGTTCTTGGCAGTCGGTGCGGAACCTGCTGGCAACGCCGCGTTGCCCTGCGCTGTGACCGCCACCGCTTTCCGTGCCGCGCTTGCCCTTGCTGGACTGACGCAGCGAGGTGCAGCGCGCGCCCTTGAAATCAACGAGCGCACGGTGCGCCGATACTGCGCCGGACACCCTGTGCCGCGTGTGGTCTGGCTTGCGCTGGAGAGGCTTGCAACGCGCCCGTGAGGGGTCTAGAGTCATCCCAACCCAAAGTGGGGGAAATTCCATGCCGAACACTCGTAAGGACAAGTTGGCGCTTGCGTTCAATGCGTTGAATGACGCCAAAGAGGACATGACTGAAGAGGAAGTGCGCGAAATGCTGAACCGCCGCCTTCAGTCTGCCGTTCCGGCCAAGAAACGCATCATGCCGACGATGGTCGAAGTTGAAAAGGTTGACCCAGAAATCGAAGAAGAAGGCGAAAACAAGGTGGTTCCGTTGCCGTATTACGGGGAAGCGCCGAGAAATATCACGAACCTGCCAGCAGTCGAAGGTGGAAAGGCAAAGCAACAAACGCTGCCTTATCGGTTTCGCAAAAAGTCCAAACTTTACGAGATGATGCAGTAATGGCCGCTCACGAAAAAACCGCCGCGCTTTTTGTCGGAACCATGTTCCACAGCGCGACCATCACGCACCTTCAGCACCTCGCCACAAAATCCTTTTCGCAGCACTTGGCGTTGGGCGAGTATTACGAGGCCATCCCCGACCTTGTAGACGCATACGCCGAGGCGTATCAGGGGCGGTACGGCATCATCACGGGCTACGATGTCGAGTTCCACAAGAACCGCGACCCGAAGGCGTATGTAAAGGGGCTGCTGACCTTCCTTGACGAAATCAAGCCCGCGCTCCCGAAGGACTCCGACCTCGTTAACTTGTTCGACGCCGTGGTCGATGCGGTGACGAGCCTTAAGTACAAACTTGAGAACTTGAGTTAACACATGGCGAAGCCTGCGCCGTCGCGTGTTGCTGCCGCGCTGCAATATCTCCAGCAGATGCGCGACCGTGCCGCCGAGTTTGGCGGTGGGGTGGTCGATACCCTCGCAGACCGCGCGCGCGATGTCGGTGGCCTCGCCTACGAAGCCCTGACGAGCGACCCCAACATCGGGCGCATGACCACGGCAGAGTTTGCCGATGCCGCCGCCGCACGCGCCCCTACGCCGCGTCTGAACGCGATGGGGCAGGGAGCCGTGGAGTTAGGTAGGGCAGTCCTGACGCAGCCCGTAGAGACGGGCAAAGCCCTTGTGCGTGGTGAGGTCGAGCGGTTCCGCAGCGCAACGGAAAGCCCCCGAGCGATGGGGCAGTACGCGGGCGAGTTCGTTAACCCGCTGCGCCTCGCCGCTGCGCTGCGCCGTGGGCCGATGTTGGAACTGGAGGGCTATCAAGGCTCTCCGCACAAGTTTGAGCCTACGCCAAATAACCCGCTTGGGGAACTTGACTCGTCCAAGATTGGCACGGGAGAGGGAGCGCAGGCTTACGGGCATGGGATTTACATTGCCGAAAATCGCAAAGTAGGCGAGGGGTATAAAAAAGCCTTGTCAGGTTATGAAGAACCGTTTTTGCAATTTGGTGATACAAAAATCACGGGGCAAAAACTATCAGATGTTGATTTAGAAGCGTTTAAGTTTTTAGAGATAGGCAAGCGGGATGCGGGGCAATTTCCGCACAACACCGTTTATTACGCAAAACAAGCCGCAAAAAACAATCCGGCTGTGTTGGCGCGACTGGAAGAAATGGGTCGTGATGTAAAGTTTGGGTACGAAAAAAACCCCGGTTACCTCTACACCCTCGACCTCCCCGACGAGATGATAGACCGTATGCTCGACTGGGATAAGCCGCTGAGTGAGCAGCCGGAGGCGGTGCGGAAGGCTTTGAAAGACGCATATAGGGCAGATTGGTTAGGCGACGAAAGCAAACAAACCGGGCAAGATTTGTATAAGCGAATGGGTAAAATGCACGGCGATGATATTGCAGCCGTATCCCGTGATTTGCGAGACATAGGCATCCCCGGCATCCGCTACCTTGACGCAGGCAGTCGCGGCAAGGACGGCACAGGAACGCGCAACTTCGTCGTGTTCCCCGGTGAAGAGAAGAAGGTCAAAGTCTTGAGGCGCGAGTAATGCCCAGCACATCCGACAAACAGCGTAGGTTCATGGCAGCAGCCGCGCACGACCCCGCCTTCGCCAAACGCGCAGGGATACCCCAGAGCGTAGCCCGTGACTTCAACCAAGCAGACAAGGGCAAGAAACTGGCAGAGGCATTGAAGCGGATGCCGCGCAGGTGACCCCTGCGATTGTTTCAGGTATGCTCCAATAGGTTAACGGAAACAAACACATGGCAGCGCGCACGAGAACGGTCAAACTGTCTGACGAGTGGAGGGAGCGCATCAGGGTCGCAGGCATCCTGCAACGCCTTGAGAAAGCCGCTATGGGCGAGGGCGATGTGACCCCTACCCAACTGAAGGCTGCGGAGATTGTCCTCCGTAAGACGCTCCCAGACCTTGCCAGAACCGAAGTGACCGGCGCAGACGGCAAGGAGCAGCAGATGGTCATCCGGTGGGGCAATCCGGTTGGCTGAAGTCCTGCTGCCGTACAGCCCGCGTAAGGCGTTCCTGCCGTTCCACGACCGTACCAAACGCTGGGCCTGTCTCGTTGCCCATCGACGCGCTGGCAAGACCGTAGCAGCCGTTAACGACATCATCAGGGCAGCCGTGATGTACACGGGGCCGAATGGCCTTTTCGGATATGTCGCGCCGTACCAGAACCAAGCGCGCCGCATCGCGTGGGACTACTTCAAGCACTACGCCCAGCCGCTCATCAAAGATGCAAACGAAGCGCAAATGACGCTGACGCTAGTTAACGGCGCGAAGATTAGCCTCTTCGGAAGCGATTCCGCCGATGCGATGAGAGGTTTGGGGTTCAGCGGCCTGTATCTCGATGAGTACGGTGACTTTAAGCCCAGCGTATTCGGTAATGTGTTAAGGCCGGCTCTTGCTGACAAAACCGGATGGTGCGTTTTTGCAGGCACTCCGAAGGGACACAATCAGTTTTACGACATCTACCAGACAGCCCAACGCCTGCCCGACGAATGGTTCCTGTTGCGCCTACCTGCCAGCGAGTCAGGTCTGCTGCCCCAAAGCGAACTTAACGCAGCGAAAGCCCAACTGTTGGAAGACCAATACCTCCAAGAGTTCGAGTGCAGTTTTCAGGCGAGTATTTTGGGCGCATTTTTCGGTAAGGAAATGCGTGAGGCAGAGCCGCGCATCAACGAGCGGGTGGTTTACGAGCCAGGGTATCCCGTCCACACCGCATGGGACTTGGGCTACCGCGACGACACCGCCATCTGGTGGTATCAGGTCGTGGGCGGCGAGGTGCGCGTCATCGACTTCTACGCCGTCTCGGGCGCAGACATCCGCGCCATCGCTGAAGTGGTCGTTAACAAGGGTTACACCTACGGCAAGCATTACCTGCCGCATGACGCGCGCGCCAAGAGCCTACAGACGGGGCGCAGCATCGTGGAGCAGTTGGCTGACCACCTCGGCATCGGCAGTCTCTCGGTCGTGCCGAACATCGGCTTGCAGGACGGTATCCAAGCCGTGCGCCAGATGCTCCCGCGCACTTGGTTTAACTCCGTGCGCTGCGGCGACGGGATAGAGGCTTTACGCCAGTATCAACGGGAGTATGATGAAGACCGGAAAGCGTTCAGGGCATCACCCCGACACGATTGGACATCACACCCTGCTGACGCTTTCAGAATGTTGGCGGTTGCGTGGAGGCAGGAGCCTGCCGCGCAGAAGCCGTTGGAGAGCAAGGTGCTTATCGTTGGGCCGCAGAATCAGGTCACGCTCAACGATATGTGGCAGGTACACGACCGAAGCGTCTCTAGGAGGGCGCGCATATGAGTGGCGTAAGCAATCCGTATCAGTATCCCTACGAGACGGTGGCGGCGAGCCAGACGGCGCAGGTGCTTGGCACCAACGGCGCGGCCAACGACTACCTGCACCGCATCGTGGTGACCGTCTCGACCGCGCTGACCTCGACCGTCAGCATCATCGACGGCAGCACGACCGTGCTTGCCATCCCGGCTAACACGCCGGTTGGCGTCTACAGCCTTGAACTTAACCTCAACGCGGCCACCGGCCCGTGGAAGGTCACGACGGGGGCGGGTGCTGCCGTGCTGGCGGTCGGCCTGTTCAGCAAGTGAGAAAGGCTGGCCTCTACGCCAACATCCTAGCCAAGCAGGAGCGCATCAAGGCTGGCTCCGGTGAGCGTATGCGTAAGCCGGGAGAGCCGGGAGCGCCTACCGCAAAGGCGTTCCGCGAGTCTGCCAAGACCGCCAAGCCGGAGAACAAGAAGTGAGCGCAGCGTGGCAGCGTAAGGAAGGCAAGAACCCAAAGGGTGGCCTCAACGCCGCTGGCCGCGCATCGTACAAGCGTGAGACGGGCGGCACGCTGAAGCCCCCGGTCAAGAAGGGCGACAACCCGCGCCGTGCGTCTTTCCTCGCCCGCATGGGCAATATGCCCGGGCCGATGGAGAAGAACGGCAAGCCGACCCGCCTCGCCCTCGCGCTGCGTGCGTGGGGTGCGTCGAGCAAGGAAGATGCGAAGGCGAAGGCCCGCGCCATCTCCGCGCGCAACAAGAAGGACTGAACATGGACGAGCGCGTCAGCCAAGAACTTGAGAAGTACCTGCGCGCTGTAGGTACCTACGACAACGAGTTTGCCAAGTGGCAGGCGCGCGTCAAGAAACTCGTCAAGCGATACCGTGACGACACCCGTGGACAGTCGGGCAACGAGACGGCGAAGTTCAACATCCTTTGGAGCAATGTCCAGACGCTGATTCCCGCCGTCTACGCCAAACTGCCGAAGGCCGATGTAAGCCGCCGCTTCGGTGATAACGACCCCGTGGGCCGCGTGGCATCGCGCCTCATCGAACGCGCCATCGACTTTGAGATTGAGCATTTCCCCGACTTCCGTTCAACCATGAAATACGATGTCGAGGACAGGTTCCTCGGCGGTCGCGGCACGGCGTGGGTGCGGTATGAGCCGCACGTTGCCCCCATCGGGGAGGGCGATGACGGCGTTCTAATCACCTCGGACATCGAAGAGGGCGAAGGCGCACCGCAGCCGCTTGAGCAAATCGAATACGAGCGCGCCCCGGTCGATTATGTCCATTGGAAGGACTTTGGACACTCGCAGGGCCGCACTTGGGAAGAGGTGGGTCAAGTTTGGCGCTGGGTCTACATGACCCGTGAGGCGCTCGTGGAGCGTTTCGGCGCAGAGATGGCGCGCCAGATACCGACCGACCAGGGGCCGGAGACGCTGAACGCCTACCGCGACAGCAAGCGGCAATACAACCTCGCCAAAGTGTGCGAACTCTGGGACAAGGAGACGCTGAAGGTCTACTGGTTCTGCAAGGGGATGCCGCACTTCATCGATGTGCGCGACGACCCGCTTGGGCTGGAGGGGTTCTTCCCCTGCCCGAAGCCGCTGTACGCCACGACGACCTCGGACAACCTCGTCCCCGTCCCCGACTTCGTGCTGTACCAAGACCAAGCGATGGAATTGGACATCCTGTCCGACCGCATCGACGGGTTGGTCAAGGCGCTGCGTGTGCGCGGCGTGTATGACGCGAGTCAGCCTGCCCTGCAACGCCTGATGACGGAGGGCGACAACAACGCCCTCATCCCGGTGGACAAGTGGGCGGCGTTTGGTGAGAAGGGCGGCCTCAAGGGCAGCATTGACCTTCTGCCGCTTGACACCATCGCGCAGGCGCTCATCCAATGCTACCAAGCCCGCGCCGACATCAAGGGCCAGATATACGAAATCACGGGCATCTCCGACATCATCCGTGGGCAGTCTGCCGCCTCGGAGACGGCCACGGCGCAGCAAATCAAGGGCCAATACGCGGGCCTGCGGTTGCGCTCCATGCAGGAGGATGTGGCGCTTTTTGCCACGGAACTTATCCGGCTGAAGGCGCAGGTCATGTGTACGCGGTATCAGCCGCAGACCATTCTCGCCTACGCCGCCGCCGAGCAGATGTCGGACGCCGACAAGGCGCTCATCCCGCAGGCGCTGCAACTCATCCGCGACAAGCCGCTGCGTAACTTCCGCATCGACATCGCCGCCGACAGCCTTGTGCAGATTGACGAGGCGCAGGAGAAGCAGGACAGGCTTCAGTTCCTGCAAGCCTTTGGTGGCTTCTTGCAGCAGGCGTTGCCCGTGGGCCAAGCCTCGCCGGAACTCGTGCCGGTGATGATGGACTTGCTCAAGTACGGCGTGCAGGCGTTCAAGGCGGCGCGTCCGCTTGAGGGTACGATTGACGCCGCGACAGACCAGTTGAAGCAACTTGCCGCGCAGCCGCGTGAGAACCCCGCCATGCAGCAGGCGCAGATGGAGGCGCAGGCCGAGCAGGCGAAGGCGCAGATGACGATGCAGATTGAGCAGGCCAAGTTGCAGCAGGCGGCGCAGGTCGAGGCGCTCAAGGCGCAGAACGACCAGCAACTGGAGCAGATGAGACAGCAGTTTGAGGCGCAACTTGCACAGCAGAAAATCGCCGCCGAGCAGCAGATGGCGAAGTACAAAGCCGACTTGGACGCTGCCACAAAGGTCATGGTCGCCCGCATCTCTGCCAACCCCGGCCTCGACATCCCCGCTCTGGAGGCGCAGCAAGCCGTCACCGAGCGCGTCATGCAGGACATGGGCGGTGAGGTAAAGCAGGCGATGCAGAACCTCGTGGCGCTCTACGGCCAGATGGCATCGTCCAACGACGAGAACATGAGGGGCGTGCGTACTGCCCTTGCCACGCTGACCGCCCCGAAGCGCATCGTGCGCGGGCCTGATGGCCGTGCGGTGGGCGTGGAGGCGGTGCAGCAGACCCTTGAACTGGAGCCGCGCCTGCAATGATTACGACGACGAAGGGGCTGATGGACGAGGCGCTCTTGCAGAAGCACGAGGGCGTGGTGGACAACGAACACGAACACACCCGCTGGGTAGAATACTGGCATGAGGGCGAGTTGGTGCATCGGTCTGTCCATGTTCACCTGAAGCAAGTCCCGGCCTTGTTTGGCGAAACGGAGAAACTCTGATGGCGAACTCGCAGGCAATGTGTACCTCGTTCAAGGTCGAAATCCTCGGCGGCGTTCACGCCATCGGCACGCCCCCGACCCGTGGGACGACCGCGAAGGACACCTTCAAGGCTGCGCTCTACGAGACGACGGCGACCCTCGGAGCCGGTACAACCGCGTATAACGCATCTGGGGAGGTGTCGGGCGCGGGGTATAGCGCAGGCGGCATCACCGTCACGAACGCCATTGCGCCGTCCTCAAGCGGAACCACGGCGTACTGGACGCCTTCTGCCTCGCTGACCTACTCGGCGGTGACGCTCACGACGGCGTTTGACGCGGTGTTGATTTACAACAGCACCCAGAGCGACAAGGCGGTCGCGGTCTACACCTTCGGGTCACAGACGGTAACGGCGGGTAACTTCATCCTGACCATGCCGACCAACGACTCGTCCACCGCGCTGCTGCGGATTGCGTGATGAGCCGTGGCGAAGGGGCCGTGGGACACAGGTACATGGGATGACGCGCAATGGGACAGTCTCCCGGTCACGGGCGTCACCGGCACGGGTGGCGTCGGTAGCCTCGGCACCCAGCAAAGCGTCACGCTCTCGGGCAATAGCGCAACGGGCGCAACGGGAAGCGTC